CTTGACAACTTTTGTTTTTTGTTTTGGTTCTTCATCTGTCTCATTTTTGGTTGTTTTCTTGACAACCTTTGTTTTTTGTTTTGGTTCTTCATCTGACTCATTTTTGGTTGTTTTCTTGACAACTTTTGTTTTTTGTTTTGGTTCTTCATCTGACTCATTTTTGGTTGTTTTCTTGACAACCTTTGTTTTTTGTTTTGGTTCTTCATCTGACTCATTTTTGGTTGTTTTCTTGACAACCTTTGTTTTTTGTTTTGGTTCTTCATCCGACTCATCTTTGATTGTTTTCTTGACAACTTTTGTTTTTGACTTTTCTTGTTCAGACTCAGATTCATCAGTATTATCTTCCTTTGTTTTTGATTTGTTTAGTTTGTGTCGGTGCATGTTATTTTCACTGTCATCACACCATTCTAAATTATCAACGTGATTGTTTATTTTATTCCCATCTTTATGATTGACTTTTGTTTTTCCCTCTATCTTAGGAATAAAGTGTTCGGCAACTAATCTGTGTATTAAAAATGATTTTGATTTATTATTTTTAGACAGATTGACAGTTTGATAACCATCATTATTTTGATGTTTCTTCATGAGTTTTTTGTATGGCTTGCTGTAAATATTTCCTTCTTTGTTTATCATGTAATTTGGAAAATCCTTTGTAGGAACATAGTCTTTTAGATCTATTTCGCCTTCATTTGGATTTTCTTCTGAGAATTTCCATTTGAATCCTCCACATGATATACGTGTACCTTTACAGCATTTTGCAATTGAACCTGAATCTATTCCTGTTGCTTTTCCAGCCCCTCTTATAGTATCATGTTCTTTTACAAGTTTGCCATCCATCTTTAACTGTAACACTTTTCTTTTTGTCACAGTTGCCAAACCAGTCCTGATAGAATGTTTCACGTTTTCACTTGGTGTAATCCATTCCAAATTATCCACATGATTGTTTAATTTGTTTCCATCTTTATGATTAACATATATCTTTTTAGGATCGTCATTTGGAATGAACGCTCTTGCAACAAGCTGATGAATTTTTAATGCCTTTTGATATTTATTCCCATTTTCATCAATTCCTTTCAATGTTGTAGATTTGTAACCACCGCGCAAACTATTTGTTGTCCTAATTTTCTTTGTTCGTTTTGTCATTACTCGTCCATGTGACGAAATTAAGTATTTGTCAGTACTGAACTTTTTATGTGATATTTCTTTCCATACCTCTTGAGATGACATATAATTTTTATAAATATTATTGTGTATATGTCCTTAAGGGTTTGAATATCAATTTTTCGGACTTTCCCGCAATTTGGAAATGTCGCTTGCGTGTTCGCAAACTAGCCACTAACTTGCGTTAGGACTAAGGCAAATTCCTGTCACATTTGCTAGTTAGCGATAATGCGCAGAAGGACCACCTTCCGACGGTTGGTGCGTTAACGATGTTCGAATTCCTCTCGACCTGCCATGTATTTTGTCTTCCACCATGTGCTTTAATCTTTGATAATAAGTAGGACCAAAGAATATTTTTGCTTTGATCTTCTCGCCTGTCATACCATTGTACATTTCTTCATATCCTTTTGGATCATACCCTAATTCCTGTAATCTTTGCTCAATTTTGCTTAAGTCATAATCTTCAAACGGTGTGCCATCGACGTTATATCCGTCATTTGCCCCCATTTTGCCTACCAAAGGCTCAATTAACTGTCCTAATGTCATACGCGATGGAATACCGTTTGGGTTCATAATAATGTCTGGACGTAAGCCCTCTTTTGTGAAAGGCATATCGACACCTTGAAGGAATATACCATTAGTCCCTTTCTGAGCGTTGCGTGAGTTACCGCTCCATAAGGGTACACTTGATTTTGAGTCCTTCCCAATATTATGTCTGACATAAATGATTCCTTTTTGGTCATCTTCTAATTCTTCACCTTCATCATCAGTATCCCCCATATCACAGCAATATACTTTTCCTTTGTATTTAGCTTTTTTGTCATGCTGTTTTGACTTGTCTGTCGATGTCAAATTTTTATTAATCAATGGTTGATTTTGTTTAGTGACAATTGTTACAACATAGGAATCTGCATTGGTTGTTATTTTACGATCTTTATTAATGCCTGATTTAATTACTGCAGTTCTTCCTTTTTCGTATCTCATTACTACATTTCCTGAATATCCCGCATGCAAACATAATCTTTGCAACTGATCTTTTAATTTAATTGATGATGTATAATATCTAACAGTAGTTGTGCCCTTCATAAAATCTCCATCACCTAAACATAATGCATGTAATAATACTCTACATTCATCTCTGCCTAATGACCATACCCAATCCGGAAGTTTTTTGTTAATTGCTCCAACATTAAATTGTGTAATATATGCAACAATACGCTTTTCTGTTGTAACCCATGTGTTATTTTCGGTATCTGTTTTTTTATCTTCGTATTTTGCAAAATCAAGATTGAGTTCTTTTTCTACTTTTGTCAAAGCTTCTTTGACACGTGCCTTGTGTGCCGATATTTGAACTTGTCTTTCAGATCTCATTGATCCTTCAGCAAACCATATTCCAAAAAATGTCAACCATGAATCTAAATTAACTTCTAAATCATTGTAATAGCCTTTTGCAGTATTATTTTTAATTACTCTATCATTGTTTTTGTCTTTCTTGATATCTAATGCAGGAATAACAAACTTATGTCTTCCTTTCTTTTCGTCAATCTTAAGATATCCCTCATCATCTTCTGTAATTTCACCAATACCTTCATCAGCATTTTTCTTGAATTTTAATCTTTTGCCCAATACTTCTGATGCTTCTTTAATACAAAATTTCTTGCCATTGCGGTCACCAACATACATACGATGATTCATTGTGACTCTTAAACTGACTTGATTTGACTCAAGAACATATATATCTCCATCATAATCATATGACATCACTTCTTTGGGTTTTTTGTAATAAATCTTTTCTCCTTTCAAACAGGCAACTTTATGTCTTTTTGTAAGGTCTTCAAATTTGACCCATCCCTTATTAGTTAATACATCGTGTTCTGGTGTGTAACAGCAGAATTTATCACCAATTCTAGGAACTCGTTCAGAACGCAATAGAATTTTAATTGTTTCATGACCGTCTTGATTTTTAATATCTGGATATACCTTATCAACTGTTGCAGATACATATGCTTTATATATTTCAGAACTATCACTGTATTGCTTGCTGCCAGATGAATTTTGCAATGGTGTGACTTTACCAATAATAATATCTCCATTCACAACCTCTGTTTCCGGCGGTGCAAAACCTTTATCATTTAGCTTTTCATATGAGCCATATCTTTTACCTTCAATCTTAGTTGGATCTGGCTTCATGAATAATTCATTTTCCGCAGTCGATTGATTTTTCTGAATCGATGACACGACTTTTTTCAAAGACATAGATCTGAACATGCCTCTGTCTATTGATGTTTTATTTAAAATCAAACTATCTTCTTGATTATCGTTTATACCGGCTTCATTTATCCATTTCCTGATAAAATCATAAGCCATCAATTTTCGACACATTATTCCAAAAGACAGGTGAATAACATGCCTACAATTGATTACTGTCTCCAGTAGGACTAGACTATACCTTGAGCTTTCGCCCGCTACTGTGTAGTCGTTGAACCTTCTCCATAGCATTCTTCCGAAAGCCTTAGGAGCTTGGCTGCGGATTATCCCTTTACTCTGATATTTTTACTGTACCCATGAGTTTTCCCCAATGGCCATTGTTGTGTTTCCACAAACAACTTAGTAATCAAAGATTAATAGGACTTCCCCGCAATTTAATAGCGTCGCCTGCCTGTACAGACTTGCCATAGCTTTTACTATGACATGGGCTAATTTGTCAACCCTGTATAACATGCAATTGCAACCATTGCATTTTCCCCTGATGGTAAAATTTCTGTTCCCACATATTTTGCCGTTCTTGTTGTCACAAGTGGTTTTTGTGGATAATATAATATATATGAGATGTCTAAACGATCTCTATAATTTGTGGCATATAGACCCATTGCTTGTCTACTTTGTGCATAACAGAAAATATTACGCGGTCCTGCATTTCTATTTGAGAATGGAATATTTGTATTAATTTCTCCCAATAGCAAAGATGGATGGAATTCACAATGTGTATATTCAACAAAGAACATATCATTATATCTATTGTCAGTCTTATTATCTTTTACATCTTTTACTTTTGCAACTGAATCAACCATTTTTTGTCTCATATTTTCTACTTTTTTAATTTTATCAGCCAACATAAGATAGGGTTGTGATTCCATATCAATATATTCTACTGTATTTGGATACTTATTTAAAAATTCATCCCAATCAGTAATTTTTGTCATTTTATCTGATTTATTAAGTGAAATTTGATCAATATATTCTTTCTTCAATAATAATTCATTATTTACGACTTTCAACATTGGTCTGTTTAATCGACCACTGTCACAGTAAACCCTAAGTTCTCCTTCTTTGTAAACTGGAATGATCATTACACATTCTCTATCCATAATTCCTTTTAATTTCATTCCATTTAACTCATCCTTCAATCTATTAATGTCTTCACACATACCTAGCCATTCGCCGTTTAGAAATACTTTTGTAAGTGTATTAAACTTTTGAATACCTGCATCCATTAAATTTATTGTGCGTGACAATAAAAATTCACGTAATAATAGATATTGTTCCTTTGACATAACAGTAATACTGCCGATAAGACTCAAGTGTTTTGTTAAACCAATCTTTGCGTGTTCTGGTGTTTGAACAGGACATAATCCTCCAATGCTAGACGGATGTAAATGACGCGGACCTGTCAATTTTGCACTTGATGCATCACCACCAGAAGCGTCAACACGTCTCATAAATGCGATATATTGCAAGAATGTAAAACGTTGTAACATTTGTGAAACACCTTTCTTTCTCATCCACGAACCTGTGGATAAAGCAGATTTCAATCCTTGATCAATAATACTAGCTTTAATTTGATTAACACAATTCAAAGGCTTGATATCATTATCATTTCTCTGTGCAAAAAATTTACCACATTCACCTAATACCTTTTTAAAATATTGTTTAAACAATTCGAAAAGCAAATCCCCTGGAAGATCGATACGTTTATTTACATATGAATCTCTGTCATCGACCTTTGCTCTTCCTAAATGAACATTCAAAAGGTGATTTATCATATAGCCCAAGTAATATGCTTTTTCAATCAATGAACATTTCATATGTGGTAACAAACTTCTTTTGAATAATTCTTCTAAATGCATCTTTTTCTGATGTGATTTAATATCCTTGTCTGTCTCTGTATATTTTTTAACAACTCTCATTTTATTAATCAAAAAATCTAGGGCTTCTTCTTTTGTCTGAATAGTCACTCCCTTTTCATTTTTACATTTGTCTAAAGTGTTTCTAATAATATCGATCATATCGATATCATTTTCATTATAGGCACACATGTCAATAATATCTTTGTCAGATTCTACTCCAAGCGCGCGGAATACTGCAAATACATTTACTTCATTCAAAATTGGCACACGAATTGTCATAACATTATCTTTTCTTAGCTTAATATTCATAACTTGAGACATTCCAAAATCATCATAAGATTTGGAATTGACTTGGACAATATATGACATTGTACCTGAATCCTTTTTGATAAATACTAATGGCTTATTTTCAACCATTCTATCTTGACATATAATTACTTTTTCAGAACCATTAACAATAAAATAACCCCCTGGATCATATCTGCACTCATTCTTATCATTATCTTTGAACAACGTCAATGAACAAAATTTACTTCTTAACATCAAAGGAAATTGTTGGCATATTGGATATTCCTTTTCATCTTCACCAGATTTTGTGTATTCTACGGCACCAGATGAAATATCATGCACCTCTTGGATTTGACCAACATCTGCAACAATTTTTACAGCATAAGTATAATTTTTATGTCTTGCATCTGACGGAAACATAGGTTCAACATCATTTTCCAATCTTGGACTAATGATTCTGACATTTGAAAATTTAAACTTTCTTCTATATACTTTTTCACCTGTAACTTTTTCATTAAATACATGTTCATTATACTCTAAAAAATTTTTAATCTTCTCTTCAAGAAGATTATCATAGGAATGATATAAATGTCTATACATGTAATTTTTTTTATAAAAATATAGATCAATAAGTCGAAATATGTCGCTTGTTGTAAGATTATTGACGTCTTTGTCGTCTTTCTTAACGATTTTGTCTTCAACAGCGGTCTTTTTCTTACTCATGCTACTTGATATACTAATGGTAGACATTTATTTATTAAATGAATAAGTTTCAATTTTTTATATGTTTTTATTTTGCCTTTAGGCAAAATAAAAACATATAAAAAATGATAAAATTTCCGCTAGGAATATTTTTCAATTTTTTATATATGTTACATCTATCCTTAAGGATAGATGTAACATATATAAAAAATCTAATGCCATAAATACAAAAATGATAAATAAATATAAATTAATGATGTCTTCTATTCTTTTTTTTCTTTGGTTTCACAACAACTTTTGCCTCTTTAATATTTGCAACCATGTCATTAATTTTCTTTTTTAATTCTTCATCTGTCGCTAATTCTTCTTTTTGTGTATGTCGTTTTTCTTGTTTAGTATGCTCATTAATAAATTCATTGACTGAATTGTTCAATTTTTCAATTTCTTTATGAATGTTTTCAATATTTGTAACATCATCAACATTTTTTAGATTCACAACTGGTTTTGATGGTTTTTTAAATGAGATAAATTTACTAAAATTATTGTACAAATCAATTAATGAATTAAATGGATAAAAATGTGAAAATAATTTTAGATTATTAATCAACAATACTAATGCTTCTGTTAAAATATCATTAATATATTGTGTTGTTTCCACATATACATATGATATGTCGGTAACTAATTTTGAATTTAATAATACACCAAACCTATTTGCAATTGTTGTTTTAATTTCATCACATTTATTTTTAATTTTCCCAGTCTTATTTTCAACTGATTTTGTTAAATTGTAGAGACTATTAAATTCATCTCTTTGCAATTCAATTAAATTAATTAACAAATTAACATTTTTGTTAATTTTACTATATGTCACACAGACTGTCGCAAGTAATGAAATCAACAAAGCTCCAAATAACACATGCAGCCCATACAAATATATGTAAATCCAAATCGATAATAGTAATAAAACATATCTTGAATAACCATTAAACGATGTGTATAAAACAAATATCCCGAATGAGTTTGTAAATCCAAGTGTTGCAATAGAAATTGCTAGAACCGCATAGGACAAGAGTGATGTCATTTTATATTTGGATTGATAAATGAGTAGATTGATATTAGGTTTGAATTTCAATTTTTATTTATATGTTTATTTTATTCGAAAATAAATATATAAATAAAAATGATGGAAGCGCGAATAGCGATTCCACAATTTTTTATTTATTGTTCAGTCCCTCTTGAATATAATGGTAAATTCGTCGAACAAACAATTTTATAATTCTCACTTATGACAATAAATAAATCAAAGTTGCCAAATTATGGGAGTCATTTTTTTCTTTTTAAGAAGAGTATTAATTTCACCAAAATGATCAAAATCATTAAATGCTGGAAAACCCTTTAATGGCTTGTCTGCGGAACGTCCTGATGGGTGTGAAGTAATAATAGCATCATGTTTGTCTAAGTCAATTAATTTTGTTTTCTCAAATGCATCTGCACCCCACAAAACAAAAATTAAATAATCTTTATTTGAAGAAATATATTTAATGACATAATCAGTAAACCATTTCCAAATTCCACTATGAATCTTGATTTGTTTGTCAATTACAGTCAAAGCAGTATTCAACATAAGACACCCCTGATAAGCCCAAAAATCCAAACATCCATTTTCAGGCTTATGTGACATATGTTTGTTTTTTACTAAATTATTAAAAATGCTGGAAAGAGAAGATGGAATTGGAACTCCACATGGAACTGAAAATGACAATCCGTATGCTTCAGGCACTTTAACATCATTGACTTCTCTAAAGTTAAAATATGGATCTTGGCCAATAAATACAACCTTAAGCGAACTTAATGCAGTCAATAAAAATGCATGGAGTACAAATTCAGGTTTAGGATAAATTAGAGATTCCTTTTTAACATCTGATGATAATCTGTCTATGATTAATTTCATTCTTTCATCAGAAAATAATCTAGAAAACATATCATCCCAAGAATGATCATAATATTTTACTATTTTCACATCCCCATCTTTGTATTTCTCACCCCAGTCAGGCTTTTTTGCATATGTTTTATATGATAACATTTTGATATTGTCATATGTGATAGACAAATAAATAGGAAGTTCATGATTCAATTTTTTATTATTCAATATCTGGCGAAAGCCACATATTGAATAATAAAAAATGATAAAATTGCGAATAGAAATTTTACAATTTTTAATTATTGTATTGTTCCTTTTAAATAAAATGATAAAATTGCGAATAGAAATTTTTAATTATTGTGTTGTTCCTTTTAAATAAAATGATAAAATTGCGAATAGAAATTTTTAATTATTGTGTTGTTCCTTTTAAATAAAATGATATTAACTTTTAATTTGTAGATCAGTGTTAAGTAATTTTGTGAATTCATCATTATACTTTATGAAGTCAACATGACTATCTATTGTGCATAGTGACATTTTTTTTAATAAATAGTCGGGAGTATTTTGAGTAACAACCTTATTATTTTCATCAACAGACAATCCGAATTTTTTCATTCTTTCTTTTATTTGGTCATCAATGATACTACTTGTCTTTTGTATATTATTTATTTTTTCTAAAAGACCATCGACGGCAACATCATCCTGCAATAAATGTTTATATTTTGATAGTTTTTTATATATTTTTCCAATAGTGACCTCTGATACATTAAATCTTTCTGCCAACATTTTCTTTGTAAGAATTTTTGTTATTCCATTTAATTCAGACATTATCAACACACTAGCAGCAGCAACAGAAAATGGTGTATGATCTGATGCAATATTTAATCTTTCAATATTCTTTGCTATTTTAACTGCTTGTTCAGTATATTCATTTTTTAATTTTGGAACATGTGAATCACAATATCTAAAAACAAAATGTTCAGGCTTAGTTGCATTGAAATTTGTATTGAATTTTTTTTGTTGTAATAATTCACGTAAATTTCTGTCTCCTCTGCTTATCTCAGAATGTTTAAGATCAAAAATTGATGCGATCTCCTTAGGCGATAATGTTTGATTATTCCTTTTACATGCTAATAAAACAGCAGCGGCAATAATGCCCTTTCTATTTTTACCTCTTGTTATTACAACCTTTTTGTCAGACATATCTTTGCAATCATTGGCAATTTTGTATATGATTTTTGCATCATCCTGTACATTTTTTTTAATATTATTTTCAGTACATACTTTAGTAATTATTTTAAATACATTATTTAGACTTCTTTCTTTGTATGGCATTGCATTCCAAATGTGTATTCTTTGTAAATTGCTTCCTTGGGGTGCCACAAATTTAAGACCCAATGACGACTGCGGTAATAAAACATTTGTGACTTGACTGCATCGATTCATTGATGGTTTCCCATCATCATAATCGCGCCATTCAGGATTATAATCAATTACATTATCTTGTACACGGGCACACTTTGTACATATTATAGACCCTTCATTATCAATTAGATCAGATGAACCACAGTGTTCACATGTTTTATCATCGAAATTATTTAAATTTTTGAATTCAGTTGTAGTATTGACTTTTTCATTAAAGTCAATGCCGTCAAAATATTCGTCAATTGATATATTATCTATGTCTAAATCTATATCAATCTTTCTTTTAGAATTCATTACTAGTAAACTAGTTAAATATATTATTTCTTTAAGTATTTTTTTCAATTTTTATTCATTCATTTATTTTCTTGGAAAATAAATAAATGAATAAAAATTATAAAAATTCGAATAGGATTTTTTCAATTTTTATTATTGTTCTGTTCCATTAAATGACAAAATGACAAAATGACAAAATGACAAAATGACAAAATGACAAAATGACAAAATGACAAAATTAATATTACTGTTTATATATATGGGACAATCACAAAGTAATCAAACATTATATAATGGTATTATTAGTGAAATAAATAAAATCATAACTGATTATTCTTTATGGACAAAAGATGACATATGTGAAAAATTATCAATAATATATTATGATAAATTAATTAAATTTCCAAAAGATCAATTAAAAGATGCTGGAACATTAATTGGAATAAAATACAATAGTGATATAGATAAAAATGACCTATGTATAAAAATAATAAATCATTACAGGGCAAGAATTGAATTAATGACTGATATCAGAGACAATTTAATAAAAAATTATAACAAAATATCAAAATTAAGTAAAGGTGATATATGTACAAATGTAAATGAGTATGTCGATGATTTTTTTAAATGTGATAAAATGAATGGGATATGGTTAAATGATGAACAATACAAATATCATTTAATGAAATTGAAAAACAACGGAAAATCAAAAGAGAGATTAAAATATATGTCTGAATTAAATAAAGAATGGAAAACAAATTTAGAAAGTATTAAAAATATAATTAAGATTATCAAGAATGATAAAAATAATGATATGACAGATTTTACATTTAATAATCTTAAAACAGAATCTCAATATATTTTAGATAAGTTAGATAAAATTGTAAACACATATTATACATTTATAATAAATTTGATTTGATTTCTTTTTTATCTTGTGCATATGATTTTTGTTTAGAATCCAGATCGCTATCAACTTCAGAGTCATTTTCTTCATCACTTGAGTCAAGTTCTATTATTGAATTTGAGTCATATTTATTATTTGATTTTACTTTGTATGGTTTTGACAATTTGTCTTTTTCAATATATTTTTTCCAATTAAAAGTCTTTTCATAAGTAATATCTTTAATCCCCTTTGACTTTAGTTTATTTATAACATCGTCGTCAATCAAAGCATATTCTAGAATTTCAATTACATGATCAACCAAAATTACTTTAAAATTATCATCAATTAGATTTTTATGCGTCTTAATAATTTTGTCATAATCTGTTTTATTTTCTTTTGGTATAAATACTAAATTGACTCCTGCTCTTTTTGCCCCTGATAATTTGCAATCAAGACCACCTATTGCAGTTATCATTCCATTGTGTTCAATTTCGCCAGTCATGCTTACATTATTTTTTATTTTCTTATTTAATATTTTTGATATCAATGCAACAGTAAATATTGTTCCTGCAGAAGGCCCATCCTTAAAAGTAGATGCATCTGGCGTGTGAATGTGTAAACCATAGGGATTACTGTCCATAAATATCTTAATATATTCATCTTTTACCATATTCATTGCTAAAGTATTTGCGAATTCGACTGATTCCCTCATAACTCGTTTTTGACTTCCAGTTAATTTTAATTTGTATCCAACTTTATTAGAATAATTTTTGTAAATCAATACCGGCAGCAAACCACCTATCCCAACATTTGTTGCATACAATCCACCTCCAACACCTACTTCATTTTTATCATATATCTTTTTAACAAGCAAATTTGGCTTTAATAAATATTTATCAACCATATCAATGTCAATCACTATTGGTTTTTTCTTGTTGAATTCTTTTTTCTTAGAAAAGGGCGGTTTGCCGTAAATTCTGTCCACATTAAGTTTTGTCAGTATTTTTTCTATTTTTCTTTTTAATTCACGAACTCCTGCTTCTACAGTAAATGATTCAATAATATAAGAAATAGCATCATCGCTTATTTTTATTGATTCATAGTCCATTCCAACATCTTTTGTTAATTCTTTCATTAAATAATCCTTTGTTATTCTAATTTTGTCTTCCATTGTGTATGGCATAATTTCTATTTCTTCTATCCTGTCTAACAAAATTCTATCTATTTTATGTCTATCGTTATATGAAAAAATAAATAACACTTTTGTTAATGGGAATCCTATTTCTTGCAAGAATTTGTCATTAAACTTATCATTGCTATTTTGGTCAGTCGCATGGATTAAAACATTAGTAACTTCATTAATGCCATGTTTCACTCCAGTTTTGTCAACCTCATCAAAAAACATGATACACCTTGGGCTTCCAGCTGTAATCATTTTTTTTATAATTAACCCAGGTTGTGCAGAACTATATGTAAATGAATGTCCAGATAGAACTGACCCGTCATCTACACCACCAATATTTATTTGTGTATATGGAATGTCAAGTGCATCTCCCAATGTCTTTGCAAATAATGTTTTACCAACTCCAGGGGGTCCATGTAAACCAACAACTTTACCCATGCTGTTTGGATTTGTTAACCATTTTGCGACTAATTCAATTATAGTATCCTTTGACTTTTCATGTCCATATACTGTTTTATCCAATTTTGTTTTAAGATTCACTAGGAATTCTGTTGCTTTTTCTAAATTTCCTGTTATTGAAGAAAATACATCATCATCATTTTCTCCTATCCATGGATAGTCTATCAATATTTTGACATAAGTCAATTGTTTATAATATTCACTGCTGCCTGACTTCATTTCATCTAATCTCTCAAGAGCTATTTTTTTTACATAAGCAGGCATGTTTTTATTTGTCAATACTTGTTTTTTTAAATCAACATCATCAGAACCCATTGACTTAATCTTTTCTAACTCCTGTCCCAATAAAAATCCTGATTTCTTTAATTTCAATTGTGAATAATATGGCAAATTTTTGTGTATTATATCAGATATCAAAGTCATTTTTGTATTTTCATTGTTCTTTGAATCTTTTGTCGCGCCAAATAACAAACCAGCTGTATTAATTGAATTATTGCTTCCACCCATGAGCAAAATTTTGATTATTTCATATTTTGCATTTAAATTTGACTGTAGAAATTCTGTCATGATATTTTTAAAATTCATATTTGAATATTTATTATATTTTTGATATAATACAGTTATTACATTTTTTACATTTTTCCCATCCAATGACATCAAATCCCCCATTCCTAATGTTTTCAAATATGCCTGTTTAAATTGTTTATTAATTGTTGTTAATTTGTTTAAAATTGATTCTATCTCTTTTTTCTTTTTTGATAGTGATTCATTGCATATCTCAGCAGTTCTTATGATTGAATTTACACAATCAAAATTAAAATATCCATATATGCAATATTTTTTTTTATTTTGATAAGTCTCCAGTGAAAATAAATCATTCAATAAATATTCATAAAATTCATTGTCAATCTTATTAAGTTTTGTTGTATTGTCTGCAATATCATTTTTATTTTTTATCACTATTATTTTTAAAGGCACAAAATATTGATTTATTAATTTAAAATTTTCATGTGTTTTTATCTGTTCCAAATTCCATATGTCTATTATGTCAGACAAATTTGCAAGGCCATAATTAATAGATATATTTTGTATCGCAATGTCTGTGTCATAAAATGAATTGTCAATGATGAATCCTTTGCCTGCATATCTTGTAATAAGATCATCAAGTATCTCTATTGATATTGGTTTGTTTCCTATTAGGGTTTTTATGTATGTATATACTTTTTCCATCTTTTTTGACTTTTTTTCATTGTTACTACAATCTTGAATCAAATCATTATATAATCCATTTAACTGATTTATTATTTCATTTATTTGATTCAACAGCTTCTTTTTCTGATCATTGTTTATTATGTAATTGTCATATAGTTTATCAATATGAATAATAAGATTGCTTAACACATTACCTCTTGTCCTATAACTTTTCTGAATTATTAATTCTATTGTGTTTGTAATTTTTAATTCACACGTCATTATAACTTATACAATTATTATAAAAATAATAATCTCAGAATATTCGAATTAAAATTTATTATTGCGCTTTTTTTGTATATCATGATATTTACATAGTGACAGAATATAAAAAAGTATATATGCAACACAAATTATGTATCCCAATCATAAATAAAAAAAGTAAAAATATATAGTAAATACTTTTAGTGGGGTGTGTTATTACTTAAAAACAAAATTATATAATAGGATTATACCCTAATGGCCAAAGCAGACACCAAATCAAAGACTACTGACAAGAAGTCAAAATCAAAGAAAGAAGAAGTTGTAGAAAAGGTTGAGAAAAAACCAACAAAGAAAACAACAAAGAAAGGAACAAAAGGAGAAGCAGATAAAAAGAAAAGATATTTCAGAAGCATCTATAAAAATGAAGGTAAAGTTGTCACATCTGGAAGATTTTCATGCTTGAAACCAAAACAATCAGCACAGAAAGCAATTGGATCAATTGTAAAAGCACTCGGTTCTAAATATAAACAAGGAAAACCAATCAAATTCTTGATGGTCGAATGCACAAGAGGATCAAAGAAAAAGATGTACGCATATGAAGGCTATCAAAAAGCATTAGACACACCAGTCGAAGTACCAATCACAAAGAAAGATGGAAAGAAAGATGTTATTGTATACAAGCGTGAAAACAAAGTATCTAAATCATCATTAGAAGAATGCAAAGATTTGTTCCCAGCAGCAAAGAAAGCCGGTGAAAGAGAAGAAGATGATGAAGAGGAAGAAGTCCCAAAGAAAAAGACAACTAAGAAATCAACAAAGAAAGCAGCTCCCAAAAACGAAGAACCAGTAGAAGAAGCCGAAGAAGCTGAGGAAGCTGAAGAAGAAAAACCAAAGAAGAAAGCAACCAAGAAAGCAGCAAAGAAAGAAGAAGTTGTTGTTGAAGCAGAAGAACCAGAAGAGGAAGAAAAACCAAAGAAAAAGGCAACAAAGAAAGCTGCCCAAAAATCAAAAAAATCAGCAAACTAAATAACTAAATATTTTATAATTCATAATTGACTTATAAAATAAAACAAATTTTTAATGTTTATATAAAAATTAATAAATTTAAAGTTATAATATATGTTAAATACGAAAGTCAAAATAAATGATAAAACAGAACAAAAGTCTGAAAAAGTATTAAGTAACAAAAGTGAAAAAAACAAGAGTGAAAAGATAAAAAGTGAAAAACAGCCCCAACTTGTCGCTAGTCCTAAAACACCACAAGTTGTTACATATATTACTGATAAAAGCATAAGAGTTGTTAGAGAACCAGAAGAATACAGATATAGATTTTACAATGTTAATGGCCATTCGCTTGGAACATTTACAATTCCACAACTAATCAAATACATCAATCCAGAATCACAAATACTAAAACATATAGAAATAGGACTTGCCGAATCATTGTTAAAACAATACATATGTGAGACATTTGAAACACCAAAAGGAATTCAAATTAAATTAATTACTCATATCGAATCTCCATTTATGGGCGACATAGTAAAAGTATTAGAACTATATAATGACATAAACAGATATAGCTTAATTGGACAGTTATCTGATGTCAATAATAATGACACAAAAATAATTTTATATAATGTTAGACAATTGCAATATTTGTTATTAAATAAGATATTAAAATTGGCAAATTATATATCAGACACAATCAAAAATGACAACACACAAAAAGAATTGAAGAACGACTTATTGAAGTATTCAATATCGGCAACATACAAAATAACAACAATGATAAAAGAAGATTTACAGGAAAAAATTAAAGAATATAATACATTGCAAAATGATGTTTTGAGACTTGCAAAAATAAAATTAACAATAAGAGATGAATTTGATAATCTAAAAAATAACATAGAAGTTCAAAATAAACAGATTGAAAATATCATATCAGGAATGACACATATTGCAATGACTGGCGGCAATTTATTTAATAGTTCATCATCAACCACAAATTCTTCTACTACAAAAAGCTCGGCATCAGTAGAATCTTCGTCAAAAGATAAAAAAAGTGATACGACAAATACTTCAAGCAGTTCTACATTTTCGTCATCTGTCAAGTCTGGTTCAAGTGACACATCGACTATCCAATCAAGAAATGCAACATCTAGTAAAACCTCATCATCAAATCAATTCTCAATAGAATCAACAAATAGATCTTCTGAATCTTCGTCTTCATCAAGTACCCAAATAATTCCTGATTTTAGTGAATCAAGCAGTATAAATGGATACTATAGTGAATCATAAATTTTTATTTGGAAACTTTATATATATGGATAAACAAAAAGATATATTATTGTCAATATCACAAAAAAATATGCAAACTTTGAAAAATTTGTCAAGAATAATTGACAGCACTGAAAAAATAGAAGTTGATCTGCAAAATCAAATTAATGATAAGATAGATGATATGAAAACTATTGTGTCATTGATTGATGAAAATCTTAGTTTATATTATGAAATATGTAAAAATTTATCTTGATTGTTCTTGTTCTTGTTCTTGTTCTTGTTCTTGTTCTTGTTCTTGTTCTTGTTCTTGTTCTTGTTCTTGTTCTTGTTCTTGTTCTTGTTCTTGTTCTAGTTCTTGTTCTTGTTCTT